CTGGATCCACACGCTCGCACCCTTGGGCGGCATGTCGGTGGCGCCCCAGCGGCGGGCGCCCCCCGTGCGGTTGCGCGCCCACGGGGTCTCGTCCATGACCCCGGGGATCTGCGCGCGGATCTGCCCGGGGTGCTCGGGGTTCCAGTTCTCGGTCACGATCCCGGGGTACAGGAACGGGAACCGGGCGCCGCCCAGGTCGTCGCCACCAAACCCGCTCCCGCCCTGTCCGAATCCGGTCACGTTCTCCCCCTATCCAAACAGCCACTGCGTGCAGGCGTGGATACAGGGCACCCACTCGGTGCACGGAAGATCGCCGGCCTCGGACTCCAGGACGCAATCGAACCAGACGCACGCCACGGCCTCCTCCTGGGCCTCGTTCATCTCGGTGGCCAGTGACGCCTCGCACCCATCGAAACAGGCATCCCAGCCCGAATAGGTGGACGACATGGCGCAGGCATCCCAGCCCGAATAGGTGGACGACATGGCGCCGCACACGGCCTCCGCGTCGCACGCCCGGGCGCAGTCGAACACCCAGTCGGTGTCGGTGTCGGTGTCGGTGTCGGTGTCGGTGTCGCCGTCGCCGTCGCCGTCGGGGGCGGCGTACAGATCCACCGCGGCGCTTTCCGCGCAGCTCGGGAGCAGAACCAGCAGGACCAGCAGGATCGTGATCGTTCTCATGGCCTTTACCTCCTGGGGCTATTGCCCCGCGTCGGGATCGCCAGAAACGGCGCCCATCTCGTACAATATCTGCACATCATCGTATTCGGCTAGCTCTTCTGAAGTCATGGCTCCCACTGCGCCAACTGCCTGGCCCGCCTGATCCACGAATTGATAGGCGGCCACTGAATTTCCGTTGGGATCGGTAGTGGTGGTGAATGTCCGCACCAATTCACCGGTCGGCTTGGCCGTCGCATCGTCCGCCTTGGGGTTCGACTTGGGCACGCTCGTGGACTTGGCTGCCGGCGCCTTGCGGAGGCTGTCCTTTTCACAGTCGTAGGCCTGCACGAACCTGCCGGCCTCGATCGTGTCCCTGGACTCGGTGACGTAGTACAGGCCGTCGGCGCTTTCGCTCATGCCGTAGCAGCCGATCGTGCACTTCGCGCCCACGCGCGAATCCCCGATCACGCTCGGGAGCTTAATCTTGTACCGCCCCTTGACCCGGGCGTAGTAGTGCGCCCAAGCGAGGCGCTGCGCTTGCTCCTGGTTCATGAACGACGCCGGGCGCACGTCCACGCGGGCGAGGCGTCCACCTCGGAGCCCGCTGTCGCTGTCGGGGTCGCCCACCAGGTCCTCCCGTCCGAGGGCCGCCACGAGGTCGTTGTTCTGGGGCCCGGCGGTCGCCTCGATCACTTTCTTGGTGACGGGGTGGCGCGCCACAACGCGCACTTTGCCGGTGGGCTTGGACATGTCGATCTCGAACTGCGGCGGCTCCAGGATGCTGCCGCGCTCGGCGTCGGTTCTGTACTGGAGGATCCGCACCGGCTCGCGGTCGGTCTGCCGGCGCGCCCAGTGCAGGCCCGTGGCGTCAATGTAGAACTCCCGGCCGTGCAGCCGCGCCAGCTTGGCGAGGAAACGGGCGTCGGTCTGGTACGCCTGCACGAACGTGCCGCGATCGCTCGTGTCGTCCAGAATCAGGTATGTGCCCTTGTATCCATAGCCCGCCGCGATCTCGCGCACGACCTCGGACGCCGTGGCGTTCTCCCACCGGCCCGATCGCTTTTCCTTGTCCAGCAGCTGGAGCATGCAGGAGCCCTTCACCACGAACGGATCGCCGGCTTGCACCGAGGTGATCACCATGCGCCGAGGCGGGCACAACTGCCCGGGCCACCCCCACGACACCGCGATCTTTTGCCCTGGGGCGAACACGGGGGCGTCCAGCATCTTCAGATCCGAATTCGAAAAGGTGAGGGTCACCTCGTCCTTCTTGCTCTCGGAGTCGCTGAACTCGAACCGCAGCAGCCGCTGGCTTAGGTATTCCCACGTGGTCCACCAGTCGCCCAGCCAGGAGTCGTCCCCGCTGTCGTAGTCCAGGAGCTGGAACACCACGCTCGCGCTGCCGAACGGCACGGCGGCCCCCTAGTGGTAGCGCCGGCGCTCGGGGCTGAACACCCGGAGCCGGACTAGCCGGGCCGACGGGATCACCACGGTGGTGCCGGCGACCAGGGCGAGGGTGGGGTCGATCACCGGCGTGGGTTGGAACTCGCACAGCAGCCACCACAGGCCGCACGCCCTGGAGAACCCGGGGAAATATCGGTGCGCCAACCCCCACCAGGTGTCGGACCCGCGGACCACGTGGATCACGTTGTCGGGCTCGTCCACGTAGCGGAACGGCTCGCGCTCGTCCAGATACTGCCGGCCGGCGGCGTCGGTCAGGACGATGCAGAAGCGGTAGCGGGACTCGGGGAACATGTGCGCCATGTCATTCCCCCCATGTGCGGAACATCCCGTTGGTGAGATGGTCCTGCATGGTGATCCGGCCCATCGGCGCCTCCTCGAAAGAGACCGCCGCGCGCCATTCGCGCAGGCGCCCCTCAGCATCGCAATCTTCGAACGTGAAGTCGAGAGACACGAGGCGCACGCGCAAGGTAAGCAAGCCTGGTAGACACAGGAGCGCAGCGGGCGCTGCTGCCTCGATAACACCGCTCGAACCAGCTCCTGGATAGGCCAGCGCCTCCAGGAACCGTCGATCCTCTTCCATCATGCCGGTGACCGTGGCGAGGTCGCCGCCGCTGCCCTCGGCCGCGCCACGAGCTGCGCCGGCCGTCGTTTCCTTCAGGATCATGAGGGCGTGCTGGTAGATCTCCAGGTCGATCGACACGTTGTCGGTGCTGGTGTAGCTGGCGTAGCCATGGGACATGCCCAGCGGCGTGGACTTCTCCCACGTCACGCGCAGCGCCTCGCGCACGGGCGCGGGCCTGAACCAGAAATCCATGGTGTCGCGAACCCCACCAGAATCTTCGGAATGATACAGCAGCAGATTGCGCAGGGACCCCTTGGCCTCTTTCTTGATCCCCTGCGCGGCCAGCGATCCCAGGTTGCTACCCTTGGGCTTGCGTTCGGGGGCCTCGTTCTTGAAATCGTACTTGTGCCCCACGGGTCCCTCCTCAGATCAGTGCGTCGCCCTCGTCCAGCGAGCGGGTGCCCTGCGCTGTCCCGCTGTCACCCACCGCGGTGGCGATCTTCTCGCGGTCCACGTACAGGTTGACGGGCCGTCCGCCCAGATCCTTGATCGCTTTGCTCATCTTGTCGAACAGCTTAACCATTTCGGCCTGCTGTCCTGCGCCCATCGATTCGAACGGAACGCGGGCGCCGCTCATGGGCCTGGCCCCCGCCGCCCACTCGGCGCCTGTCGTGGACATGTAGGCGGCGATCGCCTGCTGCTGCTCGCGCAGTTCCTTGACGCTTTTCTTGTCCGTCCCCTTGCGTTCCTCGGCGTAATAGGCCTGCCGTTCCTGATCGCTCATTCCGGCCGTAGTGCGCACTCCCCAGGATCTGGCGGTGTCTCCAGCCTCCTTCTGGGTGGCGCTGAAAAATTCGAAGTTGCGCGCCTTCTCGACCCCAGTCTGAAACTGGTTTTTGTCCCCCGTGACTCCCCCGGCGATGATGTCCCACGCCGTCCCGGCTGCCTCCACGTTCATGCCAACGATGTCACCGAGGAGCGCGCCCACCACTCGGATCATGTGGTACAGCGTGCTGAAGATATTGACCACCCAACCCAGCACGCTGCCGATCGTTTCCAAGGACGAGGTCAGGCCGTTGAATGCCGTGACCAGGCCGTCGATCCATCCGGTCACGTCCTCGCCGGTGATCCCGCTGAAGTAGTCCACCGCCCAGGTGATCGCGTCGGCCAGCTTGCCCAGCACGGACAGGGCGGTCTCCCCCAGGCTTGCGAGCCGTCGGCCAGCCTCGGCTCCCGAGGCTCCCCACTGCTCCAGCACCTCGGGGGTGTTGGCCGCATCTCCCGCGAAGAACCCAAAGATCGATTTAAACCGATCCAGGACCAGGCGTGCGCTGGGCCCTAGTGCCAGGGCGCCCTCGTCAAATCCTCGCTTCAGTCCTGCCCAGAACGATTTCATGCGCTCCAGGAACCTCTCGAAACCGCGCACGAACGCGAGCACGCCCTGGTTCTTGGTCTTGTTCAGCTCCCGCGTGGTGGCCTTGGACAGTCCGCCGTTTGTGATTATCTCCACAACGGACTTCCAGCCCAGCTTGATCTTCCCGACCATGTCCTGCCAGCTGTCACCGACGCCCGAGGCGTTGCGGTTCATGGATCGATAAACGGCGTACATCCCGACGGCGAGGCCACCAAGCAGAACGACCAGCGGCCCAATGATCAGGATCGCCTTGGCGAACGTGAAGATCAGATCGGTGAACGAGATCCCAAACATCTTCATCGCGCCCATGGACACCACGAGCAGCCCCACCACCTTGACCAGTCCACCCAGCGCCGTGACCACGCCGAGGATGTTCTTGCGCGATTTCTGATCGGTGGACTGCAACAGGGTGCTGAAGGCGTCCATGGCGGCCGCCTTGACCTCCAGGAACGGGCGGCGCAGATCTTGGGCACCTCGACCCCAGGTGTCCGCCCATCGAACACCGGCCTTCCTGGAGCGTTCCACGGCGCCGGTGTAGTTGTTGGTCATGGCGTCGGCCATTTCCTTGGTGGTCCCCTCGGTCGCCTGCAACTCGGCGCGCAGGGCGGCCACCGCCTCTTTTCCATACACCGTTTCCCCGGCAGCGTTCTGCACGCCGGAGGCCAGCGTGTCCATGATCACGGACAGACCGCCAGCGGCACGAGCCCCGAACGTGTCCGCCATGATCGACGCCCGCTGTGCCTCGGTCTTGTCCTTGGTCTTCTCCACCAGCTCGGCCATGATGTCCACGATCGGACGGGTCTTGCCGGCGTTATCGGCTAGAGTGATCCCCTGTTTCTTCAGCTCGGTTTGCACGAGCGGATCGGCGATCTGCACCATGGCCATGTTCAGGGCTCCGGCCGCCTTGGTCGCCGAAGGAAATCGTTGCTTGATCAGACCAGTGGCGAGCAGGGTGTCGTCCAGGGACTGGTTCACGAGTGCCGCGCCGGCGGCGGTGCCGGCCAGCATGGGCTCGATCTCGTTTCCCAATATCCCGTATTTCCTCATGGTCATGGCCAGCTTGTCGGCCGTCGCCGCGGCCGCGTCGCCGTTGAGCTTGAACTGGGGCAGAAGATCCGAAATGAACCCGGCGGACTGTTCGGCGTCGATCCCGGCGGCCGTGGCGAACTCCATGGAAGGCCGCAACTCTTTCATGGCCTCGTCCGCGGATCCGGTTTCCTCGGCCAGACGGGCGAACGTCGACGCGATCTTGTTCACGTCCCAGTCTAGATCCGTGAACTCGGGGCCGGCCAATCGCTCGCGCAGCGCGCCCAGGGATTCGGTGGTGCCACCCACACGTGCCGCCACGCGCCCGAGGTTTTTGTCGATCGACGCCGACCCCTCGGCCAGATGTTCGGACAGCCCAAGCATGGCGCCTCCGGCTTTGACCATCGCGCCACCCATCGCGCCGAGGGACGCGCCGGCGCCCATGTTCATTTTTTCAAAGCTGCTCTTGGCCGTCTTAGTCAGGCCCCCCATGGAGCCGCCGATCTTGCGAAACACCGAGGAGGCCGCGTCCCTCGCGGTGACAACAAACCCGGCCCCCATGGCGTTCATGCCCATGATCAGATCCTCAGTGTGTCGGGCGCTTGGGGAACAGGGCCTTCAATTCGCGCAAGTGACGATCCGCCACCCATTCCCCAAGCGTCACGGCCTCGTCCAGGTTCAGCGCCTCGGTGTCCTGCCACGACATGCCCAGGCCGCCACCGAGGACAGGGATCCAGCACAGCTGCGCCCGCAGTTCCAGCAGGTCCTCGGCGTCCAAGTTTCCGATCACCCATGGTTGTCGATATCGTCGCCCTCGGGCGTCGCCTCGTTCTCCTCGTTCCCCTCGTTCTCCTCGGGGTTCGTCCTCGGTTTCGCCTTCCTGGCCGCCGTTCCAGGCAGGAGCAAACGGTCGAAAGGGAGATCCTGCGCAGTGTCCGCCCCGCAGCGTGGGCACTCGGAATGGACGGTCGTGTCCACACCGCAGTCCTCGGCGTCGAACGCGGCGCGCAGATCCTCGGCGTCGGCGCTGGTCAGCCCGGGCCACTTGCTCCTGGCCCCTTGTCCGTCCAGCCAGTCCATGATCTCGCGGCGCTCCACGCCCTCCACGTCCAGGATGAACGAGCGCAGATTGCAGGCCATGCCACGGCCCGGGAACTTCTCGCGCATGCGCTCGATCTCGTCCTCGCTGTCACACGTCGGCAGTCGGAAGGTCACCTTGCGATCGTCGATCGCGGTCTCGTGCGGCGTGTTCGATCGGAGCAGTTCAGCCGAGGACTTGGACAGCTGGATCATGAGCAGATCCTCGCGCAGCTTGATCCGCTCCTCCCAGCGGTTCGTGCAGGTCCTTCCCGCGCAGTGGAACATCATGTCGAACGTGTCCCCCTCGCGGTAGGACATGGCGCGCAGCTCCAGGAGCGCCCACCAGAAGTCGCCGCGCAGCAGCTTGCCCCACTTGGGGACCTCGCCCTCGCGCAGGAATGGATACGGCCCCGGGTCTACCACCTGGAGCGTGCAACGCCCCACGATCTCCACGAGCGGGTTGGACCCTTTCTTGCGGCGCTTGCCCGCGTCGGTCAGGTAGTTCTCGTCGGACAGGGTGAGGGCCCGCAGTTCGAACGCGGCGCCAGAAGGAAGGATCACGGATTCGGTGCGCATGTTGCCTCCTTGCCCCACGCTGGGGGCCTGTTCCTTTACCTAGTGGCCGGCGCCGCAGGAGCCCAAGCGCCGAGGAGGCGGGGGGCGGCGCGGCGACGGCCGACCCGTACCAGGATCACGCGGGGACGCGCTCCCAGTATTCGGGCTGAATCACCACGGACTCGACCCGGTTCTCGTCCGCGTCGTTGTCCCAGTCGCCCGCGGCGTACCTGCGGGCGTAGGCATTGAAGACGGTGTACCGCTCCAGTTCGCTGCCGTCCCTGTCCAGCTGCACGATATCGAACGTGCGGTACAGGTCCGGCGTGTTCTGCCCCGTGCCGCTGGCCGCGTCGTAGGTATCGCGGATCCAGTTGTACAGGTCGAAATCGTCGGTCACCCCGCGCTCCAGGGTGATCTCCGGGAACGTGACCGTTCCGGGGCTGTTGTGCGGGTGCAGGCGCCCACCCTCGCGGAGCGTGACGTTGGCGATCTCGATCGCCAGCTCGCTGCACTTGGTGAACGCTGCACAGGCGATCCCGTCGATCTCGATCACGAACTTGAATTTCGTGTACCAGTTGGTGGGCGTGCCCATGTCCTCGATCCTCCTATCGGCTGGCGGTCAGGCCGCCACCTGTTCGACCTCGTGTTCGTGGCCGTGGCTTACGCGGCGGCCAGCGACTCCTCCAACCCGCGCGTGTCCTGGGTGACCAAGATCACGATGAACTCGGCCGGCTTGTTCGTGGCCAACCCGATGCGCACGGTCAGCACGCCGGCGAACACCGCCGCCGTGGGGTTGAGCTGGTCCGACACGTCCACGAAGAACGCCTCGGACGGCTTGGTGGACCTGAAGGCCCCCTTGCCCATCTCGCGGATCAGGAACGATCGGATCATGCGCTCGGCCCGCTTCCGATTCTCCCGGTTGTTGAAGCGGTGCTTGAAGTAGACCATGGCCGAGGCCACGGCCTGCTCGATGAAGATCACCCCGCGGCGCTCGCCGATGTTCGGGAAATTTCCCGTCGACTTCAGGGTGCGGCCGCCGTCGATATGCCAGGCCGTCCCGGGCAGTCGCGTGATCGGGTTGATCCGCTTTGGGTAGATCAGGTCGCGGGTGCTTTCCTTCTCCACCGGGTGCATGGAGCTGCCGCCCGGATCGTCCTCCACTCCCATGAGCCCGCGGATCACGCCGAATCCGCCGCCGACGCCGGCGGGGGACTCGTACACCCCGCCCAGCTTCTGGTCGTTGCGGGCATAGAGCCCGGCGATCCAGCCCGAGGGCGCGATCGTGATCGTGTCGCTCGTGCCGTACACCGACGGCTGCGGGTTCGACACCTTGACCCGCGGCCAGTAGATCCCGGCGAACTCGCTGCTCTCCAGCAGGCTGGCGGTGGTCTCCACGTAGGTGACCATCTGCGCGGCCGTGTACTGGGACGGCGGATCGAGGATGCAGAACATGGAACCGTTCCGGTGGGTCTCGGCGTAGGTGATCATCCCCGCGTGCACGGCCGGCGTGGCCCGCCCCGGGACGATCAGGAGCCGGCCGGTGTGCACCGTGTCGAACACGTACAACCCGGTCGGCCCCGCCTCGTGTCCGATGAAGTCGGCATCGGCCAGGGAGGTCAGGCCGTCCCCGCCGCCTGCCAGCGCGGAGCTGGTCACGTTCGCCGGCCGCTTCAGGGTCGGCGAGTAGGCCAGCATCTGATCGGTGACGTGCACCAGATCGCTGCCGTAGGTGAGGTGGTTGACGCGGGTCTCCACCCAGTCGGCCGACGTCGCGTCCATCGTGACGTTCGGGAACGTCTCGCGGACCGCGCCGTTGACCAGGACCTTGAAGTTGAACGAGGCGGCGGATCCGTTCGTCGCGGCCTCCACCTTGGTGGTGATCGCGTCGGTGTAGCTGCCCGCGGTCTTGCCCTCCACGAGGAGCGTGTCCTCGGGCGTCGCGTCGGCGCCGGAATGCGGGTCGTGGTCCAGGCCGAAATCCACCGTGCTGGTTCCCTCCACCTGGATCTCGGCGGACGCGCCCACGGCGATCGTGTGGATCCGGCTGATCGTGTTGCCCGTGATCTCCACGTCCACGGCGCCGGTGAGCCCCGCCTCGGCCTCGATCGCGGCCTCGGCCTCCAGCGCGGTGACCGACGCGAGATCGTCCACGTTGCCGGTGGCCGCGGTCACGGTGCCGAACGTCAACGCGGTGGCGGTGCCGCCGCCCACGACGATCGACGCGGCGTTGCCCTTGATGTCGGTGAAGATCTTGGCGTGGCCGGACTTGTCGATCACGGACACGCCGACGAGCTGCTCGTTCAGCTGGGCGATCACGTCGCCCACCGTGTAGGCGCCGAGGGCCCCGGAACCCGTCCCGGAGAACTGCACGGTCTGGAGCGTCCCGTTGATCGTGAATTCCTTGGTGAGGCCGTCCAGATCGGCAATGTCGTAGGTTGCGGTGTCGGTCACGTCCGCGGCCGTTCCGGTGAACGACACGGACACCGCGCCAGACCCGATGTCGATGTCGATGTGCGCCCCGTTGGCGACCGCCCACGGCCCCGCGCTGCCCGGACCGACGGCGGCCGGAGAGTCGGCGGTGCCGCTCGTCTGGAGCATCTTGGAGCCCACCGTCGCGGTGTAGCTCGTGGGGTCGTCCAGGTCGGTGAAGTGGCACACGCGCGAGATCCAGGCGAACGATCCGCCCTGGTAGAAGAACCCGTACACCGCCACGGCGAGATCCGACCAGGTGGTGAACCCGCCGAACGTGCGCACGTATTCCTCCCACGCTGTGGTGAGGGTGCGATCTGCCATCGGGCCGCGCTCGGACAGGCCGAGGGCCAATAGCACTGCGCTGGGGAGCGCCGGGACCGACGGGATCGCCGGCTCCTCCTCCAGAATCACGATCTTGCTTGCCAGTAACTCGGTGCTCGCCATGGGCTCCTCCGTTCAGGCCGCCGCGCCGGCGGTCGGGTGTTCTACTTACGATCCGTCCGTTTCCCTGCGCTTTGCCTGGTCTCTACCTTGGGCGCCTTGGTGGGCGCCCCCTTGGGGGCATCGATCGTGCGCGGCGAAATGCGCACCTCGATGTCCTTGGCCCGCTTGGCGATCTTCACGTCCGGCGCCTCCAGGACCTCGCCGTGGAGGTCCGCCAGCTCGGCCGGCTTGGGCGGCAGCAGCAGGCTGGAGGGCTTGCCCGTCTGTTTGTTGCACAGGCACCGCCCCAGGTGAACGCACACCACGGCGTGCGGCAGAACGAAAGAAAGCACGCGGCCGGTGCGGTTTTTCAATGTGACGGTCGGTTCCATGCTGCTGCCTCCTGCTATGGTCCGGTCTGGGTTTCTTGGCCGATCGTCTCGGTCTCCCAACCGTACTGCACGAGTGTATCAAAGTCGCCTGCGAGTTGCACCCCCTTTATCGAAACCCCGCAGCTGATCAGCCGCAGATCGTCGGGGTGTGGCGCCGTTCCGACCTCGGGGAACCTGTCCCAGGGCATCGTGAACGGGTGCCGGTGCAGCGGGCTGGCTGGGTTGCTCGGGTTCTCCAGCACGTCCAGGGTGGTGACGTCTCGGAACAACTCGGTGATCGCGGACACCAGGGCGAGCGCCGGCCGTGTCCCGCTGATCCAGGCGTTCAGATCGAAATCCAGATCAACGGTCACGGGCACGGGCGGGCGTCCCCATGCGCGCGGGTCGGTCGCGTCCTGCACGCCATCCTCTCGGTTCAATGATCGGAACCTGTCGATCGGCATGCGGGGCCCGATCAGGTATACCACCGGGGCCTCCGCTTGCGCTCGCGCAACGTGGGCCGGGTCGTCGCTGTAGTCTCGGCCAGACACGATCACGGTATTCTCCAACACGTGGATCTTGAACAGGTCAATCAGCTTTCCCACAACGCGGGTCAGGTGCCCGGACCCGTCCAGCCTCGGCCTGCTGAACGTGTAGCCGCCGGCCTTGGTCGCGTTCTCCCCTGGGATCTCCAGACCAGTGGCCGGGTCCATGTTCGCCACGCGCACCGCGGCAGCTCGCGGCAGCGCGATCGCAGCATCTGTCCACGTCGGGACGGTGGCCAGGATCAGCGTGGAACTGGCGGCCGCTGCCCATGGTGCGCGCAGCCCGTCGAAGGTCACCTTGACGGTGACGGGTTCGGAGCCGCCCAGGTATCCGGTGGACGGGGCAGCCGCTGGGACCTTGAAATTAGTTCCCACGATCCGCACCACGTTGCGGCCACGTGTCAGTCCGGCGCTCGGTGTCAGGCTGGTGATCGTCGGGGTGGCCATTACTTTTTCCCCCCCCAGCCGCCGGTCATCTTGCCGAACGCCTTAACCCCCTTGCTGATCGCCTTGATCGTTTTCTTCACCGGGCGCTCCAGTTTCCCGAACCCCATCTGCTTGGCGATCGCCTTCAGTGCCCTACCGTCGGCCCCCTTGCGCCACTTCTCAAAGCTGGGCCGCAGGAACGGGCGCTCGGGGACCCCTGGGTGCTTCAAAATGAACGTGCGCGGCGAGAGCGGTGTCTTGAAGATCTTTTTGCGGAACATGGCGAACCACCAGGCGCGCAGCTTGGGCGTGACCGTGATCATGAATGGCCTGGTCCCAAACTCGTGGATCTCGGCGATGTTCACCAGGTCCTTGCCGTCGCTGGAACGCTTGCCGCGGTTGATCCCAACGAACACCGCCACCTCGGCAGACAGGGGCAGCGGGGTGACGTTGATCGACCCGATCATGTCGCCCTTGTCGATCAGCGCCTTGCTGCTGCGCTTCATCTTTTTGGTGCTTGCGGCCAGGGGCTGGAACGCCTTTCCACCAGGTGCCTGCGATCGAATCCCCAGCTTCATGAGGCGGGCGAGCGCCTGCCCCTCCTGGAGAAGAACGCGACGGATCGCCGGCGGCGTGCGCTTTTTCCACGCATCCATCGTACCGCTCACCGCGTCCTCGATCTCCAGTTCCCAGGCGATCACGCTGCGCCCCCTTCCCCGTCGGCGCGGCCAACGGCGCAGTGGAGGATCAGCAGATTGGTGCGAGGCACACCGAACGCGGCGAGGCCATGCCCCGCGCGCTCCAGGTTGCGCACCCACAGCCCGGGAGGATTTGGGAACGTCGCCTCAATGGCGCCGGCGATCGTCTCGATCTCTCCCACACGGTCGCCCGGTGCGAGCAGCGGGTTGCCGTCGGTGCCGATCAGTCCTGCCGCCTCCAGTTCTGGCCAGAACGTCACGAGCTGGAGCTGGTGCTCGGGCTGGTAGCCGGCTCGGATCAGGCTCGCCCCATCGAACTGGGTTCTGTCGATCTGGCACCGCAGGCGGATCGCGGTCTTCTCACGACGGCTCGCGGCGCCCAACTGGGTGCCGTTTGGGACTCGGATCGGCTCCCGGAACGTGGCATCGTATCCGCCCGACGTGACCGCGGCAGTGGCCACCGGGTCCAGCCGGTAGAGCACAGCCACGAACCGCTGGATCAGCCGGCCGCGCATATCAGATCACGCCCATGCGCAGCGGTGGAGGGTAGAGCATGAGCAGGTTGTCCACCTCCAGATCTCCGGTCAGGCCATAGGCGCCGTCCTGTCCCACTGGTGCGCCCAGGCTGTAGGACTGGTCGCGGGTGGACTCTCCGGCCACGCGCCCAGCCTGGTACGACAACAGGGCGTCGCCCGTCGCCTCCAGCCGCATGAAGCGCCGGATCGTGAGCAGCAGACAGGCGCGCCGGATCGCCCACGGGGTGACCCCGTAGCTGTACGGCACCTGCTCGGAATACTCGCCCGCCATCTCGCCCGGGGGCAGTTCAGTGCAGCCGAACACGCCCAGGATCTCCACGTTGCGCCGACGCTCCAGGAACCTGCCAGCGCCACACGCGCGGCTGCTGCTGTCGTAGTAGTCGGACACCCACGCCAGTTCGGGCGCTCGCCGATCGTCCGGGTCCTGTTCACCCCGGGTCAGGTGTCTGTTGGCGATCTCCAGATCGGTGGCCGGGTCGTCCATGGTGTCGCCGTCCAGAATCACCCGCATGACCGTGCAGATCGGGACGTCGAACCAGAGACGATCGTGACCGCGGCCGCTCATGAGCTGGCGAACGTAGCGCGGTTCGAACCACTGCCCGCAGATGCGATCGATCAGCGCCGAGGCGGCGTCGATCCCGGCCTGCACCTGGGCATCTGGCCACGCGGCGATCGTGAACCCCTCGGCGCGGACGTCGGCGATCGCGCAGTAGCCCGCGATCGTCTTTGTGACGCTGGTCAGCGGGGTGGCATGGAACACCCCATCGCTGGAGCGCCTGAACCGCACGCGGTAGGCGTAGGCGGCCACCGCGTCGCTGTACACGTAGAGCGTGTGGGAGGCGGGCAGCGGCGGCCGTGTGGAGGCCCTGGACAGCTCGGCCCATGTTCCACCCATCGCGGCCTGCCGCTCCACCACCTGCTCGTCGTATCCGTCCGCACGAACTGCGGCCGGATCTGGGCCCGTCGCTGGGCTGGCCGCCCAGGCTGCATCAAGATCCCAAGTCAGCCGGACGCCAGCCATGGACCCCTCCGATCACCTGGGGCTGGTTAGCTCCAGGTCCCAGCGTCCGGGACGCACCCGCGCACGACCACCGCGTTGCTCACGCCGTCGACCCCGCCGTCCGAGGAGCAGCCCGAGAAGTAGACGGTCTCGTCCACCGCGTTGGTCAGCGTGCACGCGAACTGGCCGTTGCTGTCGGTCTTCACGACCGCCCAGCCCGTGCCCGACGCGAGGATCGACCCCTTGGTCGCCGCACTGAAGGCCACGTTGGCGTTGATGTCGTGCTCGCCGGCGTACTGGGTGTCCTGGGCCAGGATCTTCAGCTCGCCGATCCTGTGGGCCGCGTCTCCCGCCGTGTCCTTCAGGTCCAGGGTCAACGTCGTCGTGGTCCCGCCGGCGCCCACGTCGGCGACGACGACCACTACGTCCACGATGTCCAGGTGCGCGGGGCCCTCGGGGCCGGTCGGACCGGTCGGGCCGTCGTCGCCGGTCGGGCCGGTGTCGCCGGTCGCGCCCGTGATCGCCGGGCCGGTCGGACCCGTCGGACCGGTCGGGCCGGTCGGGCCGTCGTCGCCGGTCGGGCCGGTGTCGCCGGTCGCGCCCGTGATCGCCGGGCCGGTTGCGCCCGTCGGTCCGGTCGGACCCGTCGGACCGGTCGCGCCGGTCGGGCCGTCGTCGCCGGTCGCGCCCGTGATCGCCGGGCCGGTCGCGCCCGTCGGGCCGGTCGGGCCGGTCGCGCCGTCGTCGCCGGTCGCGCCCGTGATCGCCGGGCCGGTTGCGCCTGTGGAACCCGTCGGGCCGGTCGCGCCGGTCGCGCCGGTCGGTCCGATAGGACCACCGGCAGGACCGGTCGGTCCCGTCGGGCCGTCGGACCCGGTCGGACCGGTGATCGCGCCGGTCGCCAGGATGTTGACGTCCTCCTGAAGCTCGATCACCAGATCGGCCAGCTCCCGTTCGGAGTCGGGATCCTCGGTGATATTGCGGCCACCGCTGAAGTGGTCGGTTTCGATCGGGACAATCGGATCAGCCGGAAACGCCATTAGAACCTCCTCGGGGCGTTGGGACCACCCCGCAGGGTGATCAATCGCCGCCAGTTTTGCACAGTTTTTTCAGAGACCGGACCGCCGCATCGAACTGCGTGGCCTCGCTGTTGGCGTACTCGATCCGCAGCGATTCCCAGCGCCCGTCTGGGGCGTCGTTGCTCGGCGGATCCGCAAACGTGAACCGGTACTCCAGCGGACCGCGGCCCCCTGCCCGGTGCTCCTGCGCCCGGAGAACCCGGAGCCCTCGGAGCAGGCAGTAGGCGGCGAACGCCAGATCCCCGGTGTCCCGCGGACGAGCTGTAGCCCGTGCCGCGGCAGTTGCCTCGGTCATGGCCTGTACCTCGGTGTTGGCGCCCCGTGGGCTGCACTTGGTCCCCTCCTCCTACTTCCCGGTGCCCTTGCGCCCGCCCTTGACCGTCTGGGGGGCCGCCTGGTCCTTGTCGTCGGGCGCCGCGCCCTTGCCTTCGTTGGCGTCGGGATCGGCGTCCTCGTGGTCGGTGGGGTCCTCGCCCTCGTTCTCGGCGTCCTTGGCCGCGGTCTCGGACGCTTTCTTGCGCAACACCTCCCCCAGCGTCGGCTTGGCCGGCCCCTTGGGCTTGTCGGCGTCGGTCGTCGGCGGCTTGGCGGTGGCACCCTTCTCCACGTAGGCGTGGACGGCCGGGAACCCACCGCGGGCCCGCTCCTCCATCTCCCGTTGCACGAGGGCCTTCAGGTCGGCCTCGTCCTTGACGGTGAGGATCTGGAACTGGGGAATCTCGGACAGCTCGGCCAACTCGGCCGGGTTGCTCACCACGTGGATCGTGGCGGGGATATTCGCCGATCCGGCCGTGTAGCGGGTGCACGTGGCGGCGCTAACATAGCTGGACAACTCGAATCCCTTTCGGCTGTCGGCCGGCCTCAGTCTCACAGCGTTGATCATGTTCGCTCCTTTACCTTTTGGGAAGGCACCGAGGAGCGGTTCGCCGCTCCTCGGTGCTCCCGGTTGTTCGCTCTAGGACGTCTGGACCACCAGGTGCATGGTGGTGCCGCTCAGGTTCCCGTGGTCGGCGACCTCCACCCCGGTGGTGCGCACGAACATCTTGAGCTTGTCGTTCGCCTTGTCGTACAGCGGGACCCAGATCCCGCAGCCGCCGTCGACCACGGCGTTGATCGTGACGTTCTCGGCGCCGCGGACGTTCTTGTCCGTCGCCGCCGCCGCCGCCGCCTTGATCGCGTCCTTCAGCAGGGTGCTGAAGGTGGCGGTGCCGCCCGTGGGGTAGTCGCCGTCGCCGGGGGCCGAGATCTCGAAGTCGATCCCACCGTCCAGGCGCCGCTCGTTGTCGATCGTGATCGTTCCGAACGCCATGGTTTCATCTCCTCGTGTCGCCCCGTGGGGGCGGTCTTTCTTTCTTCACCCGGACGCCAGCACCATGCCGGCGCCGCTCGCCTCGCGTGGCTTACGAGGTCTTCACGTTGGTGATCCGCACCACCGCGTCGCGCTCCTGCCACTTGAACCCGGCGCGCAGGGTCACGACCATGATCCACTCGCCGGTCGTGATGTCCCGATCCGTCTCGACGCGGACGCGGCGCCACACGCCCCACACGGCGTTCTTCGGATCGCAGAGCAGCACGTTGGTGCAGTTGTGCCCGCCGCCGAGGTTGTCCGGGAACATGGGGATCGGGAGGATCGGCCGGTTGCCGTAGCGGACCGGCGCGTCCTGCACGACCATCGTGTCGCCCAGGACCGTGGCCCGGTCGGCCAGGTAGTCCCGGTAGTCGTTCTCGGCGCGCTCGCTGGTCAGGAACCGCTGGGCCGACCGGTTGCGGTTGTACTGGCTGGGCATGCTGTTGATCGCGTTCTTGAGGTGCGTCTTGGACAGCGCGACCGTGCCGGCGTTCACGTCGTGGGCGCTGCCCAGCTTGATCATGCCGTCGAACTGCGCGAGGAACGGGTCCGTGCTCGTGGTGTCCCCGTTGATGCACAGCTCGTCCATGTCGAGCGCCACCTGCTCGCTCATCATGTTCATGACCGTGGTCTTGAAGTTGCCGCCCTCGATCTGGTCCTCCAGATCCTCATCGTTCAGGCGGATCTCGCCCTTCATGAGCTGGGTGCCCAGCGTCACCTGCGCGGTGACCGGCTTGGCGCGGTCGCCCGCGGGGACGGCGTGGCCCGAGGTGCCGGGGCGCAGCACGCGGCCGTTGAGCCCCACCTTGGGCATGATCTTGGTGTGCGACCGCAGGGGCTGCACGGTGATCATGGGGAGGATCACGGCGGCCTTGATCAGGTTGACCACGAACGACGTGGCCTGCTCGTCCTGAAGGTATCCGCCGTCGGCGATCAGGTCGGAGACCTGCATATCGGCCTTGGCCATGAGCGAACGATTGGCTTCCATCTTTTCGATCTCCTCGTTGTGCGCGGGTCAGCAGCCCGCGCCGTTTACTGCCTCGTCACGGCCGCAGCGAGATCTCCACCGCTGCGCCATGCTCGGTCGGCGGCCTCGGATGGCGCCGACTTTTCCTTGTTCACGTTCGGGCGCTCACCGGTGGGCAGTGAGGACGAAAGCCCCACGCCCTTGGCCAGGCGGGCGACCTCGGCCCGCTGCGCGTCCAGCTGGAGGCGCAATTCATCGGCCTGTGCCGTTGCGCTCGCCAGCTCGGCGGCGGCCTTGGCCACCACCTGTTGCCCCATCGCTTCGATCTCGGGGGCCTTGGTCACGGCGGGGGCTGGGGCCGGTGCCGCAGCGGCCATGGGTTGGGGGGAGGCGAGCGCCGCGGACAGCTTGGCGTCCACGAGCATGGCCTCCGCTTTCGCCCCCATATCGGCGAGCCAGCCGGATAGATCGGATCCGGTGCTCGGGGGCGTCCCACCCTGGCTCGGGGCCGGCGCCGTTGCGCCCGTCCCCGCCTTGTTCAACTCCTCCAGCTTGGCCTTCACGTCGCCGGGGAGCAGTTGATCGATCGGGTCTTTGGGATCGTAGGTCACGTCGATCCCGGCCGCCAATGCGGCGGCGATGATCCGGCCATACACCTTGCCGCGGCTCGCGGCCTGGTACTTGCCGGCGGCCTGCTTGAACTCGGACACGGCCGCGCGAATCCGCTCGGGGTCGGCCTCGTTCCCGGTCCCACCGAGGGGGTACTTCAAATTGACCGGATCCCCGTACAGGTCCAGCTTCGTGGGTGCGTCCTTGGGCCAGGACATGCCGGCGTCGGTGCCGCCCAGTGCCTCGATCTCGAATTCCTTGGCGCGGGCGTCCTGGGCCGCTTTCTTCTCCTCGTCCGGCGCCTCGGCGTCGGGGACTTCTGCCGGTGCCTGCTCGTCCTCGCCCTCGGGCTTGGGCTCCTCGGTGGTCGGCTTGTCCGGCGGCGCAGACGAACCCTCGGCCGGCGGTTCGGGCGGCGCCTTGGGCGGCGCCTTGGGAACCTCGGTCTCTGTCTCGGTCTCGGTCTCGGGTGCTTCCGTTTCCACCGGTGGAACTTCCGGCGCCGGCGGCTCGGGGGTCGGCGGCAGCTCGGGAAGCGTCGGATCCACGAGCACCGGAACGGGGCGATCGCATCCCGGGCAGTTCATGCACCCCACGGGGAGCGCGGCGCCACAGTACGGGCAGAACGCGGGGCGGTCTGTCGGCGACGGCGCCTGCTCCTCGGTGGACTGCTCGGACGGTCCGCCGTGCGTTCCCGGGGCCACGCCTGCCGGCGATCCGTCGGCCTTGCGGACCAGCCACTTGCGCTGGCGGTTCGCTCCCGCCGGAACGATGGACACGAAATCGATCGCCATGTCGGTCAGTTCGAACACGGGGTTCGAACTCGTGGCGGGGGCGTCGGCCTTGGCTCGGCGGCGGCTCATGTGGTGGCCTCCTGTTTCGGGGGCGCGGCCACGGGGGTGCGCACGGCATCCCCGCCGACCGAATAGGCGCCCAACTGGCCCGACTTGCACGCCTCCCACAGGGCGTCGTCAACGATGCGCACGCCCAGGAGCCAGGACCCCGCGATCACGTCGTAGGCGTCCGGCCCCTCGCCCAGCGTGAACGACGCCGGGGCGATGTAGTTCTCCAGTATCCGCACCTTGCCACGGCCCAGGGCCTCCCAGCTGTGCATGAGGTCCAGCGCGCCGCTGTTCTCCATCCAAGCGTGGCACGCCTTGCGGATCGATTCGGCGCTGTAGATATCCCCCTGGGTGTCCGGCTTCAGGGGTGCTCCCCCCTTGCCGTCGGTGGGCTCCAGAACCAGGGACAGAACGAACCGTTCCTCGGCCGGGTCGCCGTCCGCCTTGGTGACCTTGGCGGCCAGGGGCATGAGCCCGAGACCGCGATCGATCAGCGTGCGGTTGAACTTGTGGATCGCGGCGCCTTTGGAGGCCGCGGCAGCTACCGCCGTCTGGGCCGCGTCGGCGTCGGAAGCGATCTCGGAGATCCTGCCGTACACGGCGCGGACACCAGGGGCCAGTGAGATCATGCGGAACATGTCGAACGCTTCCGGGTCGTACTGGCGAGCGCGGATCGTTCCGGCCTCGGTCTCGTCCAGGCCCTGGTCGTCGAACCCCTCGTGGGTGTTCAGCCAGTCGCGCACCTTCTCGGGGGTGAACTGGTCGCCGTCGAACACGAGGCTCTGGATCGTCCAGCTCCCCACCTCGCCCGTGGGCTTGGGCCCGCCGGCTGGCTTGTTCACGGGGTCTCCCACCTGATAGGCGCCGGCGTCCTCCTCGGCTGCTGCCGAAATGCGCACAGCGCCGATCCTGCGCACGGTGGTGCCGGCGGTCGGGGCGTCCTTGTGGAGCGTGGCGCCGGCTGCCTGGGCGGCCGCGGCGTACACGGTCTCCAGCAGGGAGGCATCGTCGCACCCCAGGAAGGCGGGGCCATCGACCCCTTTGTAGATCCCGATCGCGTCCACCGGGTCCTCCTATCGGCCGCCCGCCTTGCGCAGCCGGGCGAACTGGGCCTTGGGATCCTGGGTCGGCGGGGACATGTCGGGCACGTCCATGCTGGCCTTCGCCACCGGCTCGCCCTCGGGAGCGGTCGGTGTCGGCGTCGCGGCCGGCGCGGCCGGCGCCTCGGGCGTCACCTCGGCGGCCTTGCGCAGCGCGGGGAGCACGCCGTCGATCGCGGCCTTCATCGTGTCGCACTTGGCCAGCACGGCCATGCTGTCGTCGATGATATTGCGGAGCGGCCACTGGCCCTCCCACAACCGATCGACGTCGGCCCGCGTGATCGACCCGTCCGACATGCGGTTGCGGATCTCCATGTAGCGGGCGAGCAGCGTGTCCATGGCCTCCAGGCCCATGGATTGGAAGATCGATCCCGTGGTCTGGGTGCCCGGCGCGGCCTGGGCGGGCGCGGCGGTCGCCGGCGGCGCCGGAGCCGCGGGGGCCTCGGCGGCCGGGGCTCCCGTGTCCGGGAACGCCTTGTCGACGGTTCCCGGATCGGCCGGAGCGGCCGGATCGGCCGGAGCGGCCACCGGCGATGCGGCCGGCGCTGCCGGCGCTGCCGGCGCTGCCGGCGTCACGGCCGGGGCCACGCGCACGCCGGTGCGGGTGCGGGCGTCGAACCCCTTGCCCACCTGCTCGGACTCCAGCGCGGCGACGCGGGCGGCGAGCGCGGCGAGCGGATCGAGCGGCTCGTCCGCCAGCTCCACGTCCACGGCCACGGTGTCGGTGTCAGCGCTCTTTCCCTGGGCCTTGATCGCCTCCAGGTTGCGCTTCAGGAGCGCCACCGCGTCGGCGCTCGGCGACTCGGCGGACAGGACGGCCTCCGCGTGCTTGCGGAAGTCGGCCAGCGTCATGTTCATGGGAACCACCCGCGAGGCCGGAGCCGGCGCGGTCGCCTCCTCCACGGCCTTGCCGATCCGGGTCAGCTCCTCCCGCTCGGCGGGCGTGATCGTTCCGGCCAGTGCCTTCTCGGTCAGGGCCCGCTGGCGCTTGGTGATCTCATGCAACTTCTTCATGCGTCCGCCTCCAGGTTTCGGGCCCCCACGCTGGCCACGTGCAGGCGGCCTTTCGGGGGGGGCTGGTACGTGCTGTCCTCGTCCAGTGTCGCGCGCAGCGCCCGCGGTAGCTCGTCCAGTGTGGAGGTGATCGAGTATCCCAGATCGCCCCGCAATCTCCTGAACCATTGCCCGCAGATTTCTGCCCGCCGTTTCTGTTCCGTTTCGGTCTGCACTCGGGCCCTGTAGCCGGGCCCCCCTCGCGCCTCGTCCTCGGCGAACGATACGGCCAGCGCCCGCTCGATCCCCTTGCAGCACAGCATGAAGTCGGACGGCTTGCGCAGCAGATCGGAGAACGGGCTCCCGGTCGCCTTCAGGCGGTCGGGAATGATGATCGCGCCAGTGAATGGCGCTGGCCGGGTCGGTCGCCCCATGTATCGCAGCGTACCACGGCGGATAATGCGCCGCAATCCCCTTGTGCTAATCCAGCATGTCGGACCCGCGACGGGCGGCTGCCTCGGCGTGTGCTGTCCGTCCAACGTCCGGGATCCCGCTTGGCGGTCCTAGTGTATAACCCAGGGAAGGCAGAACGATGCGCAGCGCGCCAAGGCAGCCCTCCCAACCCTCCCAACCGTAAACGCTCGGACGCTCACCAGCTGAACGGAACAGTACGCCCCCGAGGTCGCGGCGCGTCGAGATCATGTCCCTGATCTGGCTCGCCTTGGTGGCGTCGTCCCCAACCGTTTCAATGCGCAGAACGCCGGCATATAGATCGCCGGACCATACGGCCGATGCGACGGCGAGGCCGTCCTTGTCCAGGATCGCGGCTGTGGTCATGCCCTCCTCCTTGGCTCCTCGGTGGGAACCTCCACGAACGCGGCCCACATGGTGAGCAGCCAGAGGATCACCTGCTCGGGCCACACCTCCCACGTGAGGGCGAGATCGAGATCCCGACCTGGTGCGAACCTGCCAGCGATACCGGCGAGCACGTTCTGGGGCTCGGCCGGGTCGTCCTCGGTCGGCGCCCCGTGCAGTTTCACCAGTTCGTCGTCGGTGAACCGGCGCCCCTCCACCAGCGATCGCCCGATCGACTCGGACGAGCTGCCGAAGATCCGCGCGTCGTCGGCGTCCACCCAGCTGCCTGGCAAAGCGGCGCCACCATCGGGGAGCGGCACGAGCGGACCGTCAACGATACGGGCGGCGCGCATCGATAGCGCGGCGTGCCCGTTCCACCCCACCGATCCCAGCCAATGGGCGGCGGCTCGGCGCAGTCCCACCGTGTCGGTCAGGCTGGCCACAACGATCCTGCCTGGGCTCGGGTCGTACACGGCCCGCGGCGTCGGCGCTGTGCAGATGGGCGGCACGTCCAGCGACATGAGGGCGCCCACGAGCGGCCCCGAGGCGTCGGGGAGCGCCCTGTTCCAAGCGTCCGCCTGGTCAGGACAGCGGCGCCCGTTCGCCGGCGGCGGAACGTCCGACACGGTGAGATCCCCGCCGCACCCAGTGCGCAGCGCGCGGCGACCGGCGATGTTTCGGATCGTGTCGGCGATCTCCTGGGCGTACAGCATGCGGGCGGCCACGGTCTGCGCCTTGGTCAGTTCGTCCCGCACTTCTCGGAACACCTTGTCGGCGCGGAGCCGCAGCTGCCTGCCCAGGGGCTCGCCCTTCACCCATCCCCAGCGTTCCAGTGGAAATCTGCGCCCGGTCCACTGGTCGTCCTCGATCAGTCCGAACGCCACGGCGTTCGTGTACCGGTTCGTCTTTTTGAAGTCGCCCAGGGTCTGCCCCTGCTGCTCCAGCAGCTGCGCAAACTCGCGCGATCCGTAGATCGGCCAGCCTGTCCAGCTCATGCTCGCCCAGTCGCTGGAGGCGTCGATCGCATCTGGCTGGATCCATGGTGTGGTCATTTCTTCCCCTTTACCTCGGCGGCAGCTCGCGCGCTGCTGCCCCTTTCGAACTCTCGGAAGATCTTGTCCTCGTTCGCGTTCCATTTCGCCTGGCTGTGATCCCAGAACACGCCCGAGGCCTGCCCCTTCCCCCCGAGGACGCAAAACTCGGTCTCGTACACGGTGCCCAGCCCGCCGGCGCCCATGCCGATGATCCGGGAGGCCTCGACCTCCACGTGGATCAGCATGCCGTGATCGTGCCCGAACGCAAACCCGTGCGCGGTGGAGGCGTTCGGTGTGAATGAGCTAACAGGCTGGAGCGCCACGTTGCCCACCTGGAACGTGGGGTCCGCCCCGAACGTCACGCCCTCGGGCTGCTCCCAGGTCTTCTCCACGGACATGCCCCGGTACAGCTTCACCTTTTTGATCCCCATTCGGGCGAGCTGCTCCTGGGTCGCGTTATACATGCCCCGCAAGTAGAACCGCAGGGCGCGCAACTGCTCGGCGCTGTATTCCTTGAACACCTGGTCCAGCACGGGCTTGCGCATGCTCGCGGTCATGGCGTCGGCGAGCCCGAACTCCTCGCGGGCGGCCAGGTGCAGCGCGTGCATGTCGGTTTTGTGGTCCATGCTGCTGCCGTTCCAGGAGCTTTTCAGATCCGCTCCGAAGTTGTATCGGTGCGCCTTGCGCCTGTCCTCGGTCAGCCTGTCCCACTCGGCCTTCCCCAGTCCTGCCGATTTCATGACCACGGCGTCCGCCGAGGTGCCCACCTTCTCCCAGATCGCTTTCTGGCCGGAGTAGTTCAGCCCGGGCCTGGACATGAGGTGCTGCTTGTCAACGAACGAGGCCACCGCCTCGCCCTCGTCTATCACGTGACGCTCCCAGACCGTTGCCATTTCCTTGCCTTTTCGATAGTCCTCGGCCGGCTTGATTATCTCACCAGGTCGAACGGCTCGGATCGGCCCAATGTGATCCGGTGTCAGATCTGGCGGCGCCTCGGGCGCCACGTTCGGCTTGAGCTTGGCTGCACGTTTCGCACGCTTGGCCGCCTCGGCCTCGGCCTCCAATTTGAAGCCCTGCTGCACTGGAGTGAGACCAGCACCCTGGTGGGCCGGCGGCACCTTCTCGGCTGGAATCGCCCAGCCGCCTTTCTTGTCGATCTTCAGTTTCTTGGCCTCGGCCTTGGCCTGTTTCATCGCGGCCGCGTCCAGCTTGGTGGCGTGGTAGTGGGTGATCGGCGCTCCCGGCTTGGTGTACAGGACCTGGACGGCCTGGTAGTTGCCAGGCGTGGGGAACTTCATTCCCACGATCTTGAACCCGGTGCCCACTTGTGAGGTAAGGTCCTGGATCGCGCTGCCCAACACGTTGTCCAGGATCGGTGTCTCGATCAGTCCCACTGACTTGGCCGGCTTGACACCAGGGGGGGCGACGGCCGGCGGCGGCACGTAGGGCGCGCCCAGCTTCCCGCTGTTCTTCACAGCGTCGTCCCTGATCCGCAGGTATTCGGCCTTGGTCTTGATCAGGAAATCCTCGCCCCCTGCCTTCAGTCCCTTGCCCGAGGCGGTGAACCAGTAGGACTCCTGGGGGCCCACGTCCTTGACCTTCAGGGTGAATTTTTCAACGGTGATCGACTGGTTCAGATACTCGGAAAATTCTTTCTCCAGCGTGCGCGCGAAGTCGGACGCGGCAGGCGTCGGTTGCAGTTGGGGACCGATCCCAGCGCCCTGCATGGGCGAGGCGGCGGGCGCTGCCGGCGGGCTGGGCAGCTTGGCGGGCGGCGTCCACAAGACACCGTTCCCGGGGCCTGCTGATTTTTGGGTCCATCCCTCGGCCGCCATCTTGGCGATCAGCGAATCGATCTCGGGTTGGGTCACGGACTTTCCCCAGCCCAGATTCTTGGTGGTCTTGTCCCACCCCAGGGCGTCGGCCTGCTTGACCGAGATCTTGGCGTCCACCTTGATCGCAATGGCCGGGCCGAATTCCTGGGTGTGATAGAACTGCACCTTCGTGGGGGTCATGCTCGTGAACTCGGCGTCGTACATGGCCTCCAGATGGGCCTTGGTCTGGTCCATGACCTGCCGGAACTCCAGCAGATCGCCACTGCCACCAGGACCGATCGGTGGCGTCGGGTTCACAGCGGGGCCGTGGTCAACAGCGGACAACGACGGGGCCGAGGACGGCGATCCCTGGGTTGGCGTGGCCATGCTCATGATCGGGCGCTGCGCCGGCAGTGCAGTGGGCGCTGCTCCTCCCCCGATCCCGAGGGCGTCCATCATGGGCTTGGGCATGGCCGGCGGCGCCGGCGTCGGCGGCTGCATCTGCACGGGAGCGGCGACGGGGATCTCCCCCTTGGGAACCTGCACCGAGGTGAGCCGCGGCACGGTCGTGGTGCGGCAGTTGAAATGGAACGGCGGCATCCCAACACCGTGGGACAGCAGACCCGCGCCGGCGCTTTGCATCTTGAAGTCGCCGCGGTCGTCGGCGACACCACGACCAGACCGCGACACGGTGGCGATCTGCGCACCTTGTCGTGTAGTGATCTGGGTGGCCTCGGCCTTGGGGTCCCACTTCGATTGCAGGAACGGAGCCACCTTGTAAATGTCCTCGGGGTTCTTGACGCTCGCGGCGGCCACCGCGTGGCCGTAGGCCCCAGCCACTGGGATGATCTGCCCGTCCAGACAGCGGCACTCGTCGGTCGTGCGCTCGTCCAGCATAGCCACGATCTCCAGCGAATCGATCCCCGCATCCTGGTAGCCGGACACCTCGGAAAACGCGCGGGCCCTCGTAACGGCCACGGCGGCCACGGTTGTGGCATAGTGCTGGCCATAGGCCCCCCACAAGTTGGGCAGATTCTGGTGGAGCGCGCGGCCGATCGAGTCGCGGCCCCACCCCTCCCGGATCCCGACGTCCACGATCTTGCGCCCCTCGGCGGTGAGCTTGTCCGAACGCTTGCCCAGTTCGTCCCGCAAGAACCACCCCTGCTGCTGGCTCACCTGGGCGATCGCCAGTTGGTCGGGCTGCCGCAGGGACATGCCGACGCGGGGCAGGTAGTGGTCGTGCGTCCATTTCCTGGTCGCGGCGGCGGTGTCGGTCAGCGAGACCCGGATCTTCTCGTTCCATTCGGGGAGTAGGTGCCCGCCCGTCGCGGCGGCGACCTTGCCCAGTGCGTCGCGCGCATGGGCGAACGCCTTGTCGATATCTCCCCGGCTTGCCTTGTTCCAGTTGAGATCGAGACCAGCGAGGGCTTCCTTGACGGCTGCCATGGCGGCGGTGCTCACCTGCGGGGTGTGCAATTGGCTGGCCAGCTTGCGGGCGAACGCTGCCACGTCCACACCGTACTTGGGGCCCGCCGCTGCCTTGCCCAGGCCGACGCGGGCGGCCCCTGGTCCCAAGCGGCAGGCGCCGGCGGGGACGGTCTGGCCGATGTCCAGGCGCTCCACACGCTGCCATACGGTGATCGGCCCGGTGTGCGCCACGGCCTTGCACAGCGCAACAGGTCCGCGGGCGAGCAGCCCGAGGGCCACCACGCGAGCCCCGTTGGCGTCGGCGTCCGGCGCCATGATGCGCACTGCGCCTCCGATCGGCTGGTCGTCCGCGCCCAGTGGGACGGCTGCCCAACCCCACGCCAGCGAGGTGGGAAGCTCGGCCGCGGTGATCCCGGCACGGTGGAGCGCCGGCACCAACTCGTGCCCGAGATCAACGGGAGGCCACGCGGTGAGGTAGCCCGAGGAGGGCGCCGTGTAGGCGGCGATCGCCACCACTCAACCCAGGCCGGGCGGCAGCTTGGGCGGCGCGTGCACGCCAGCGGCGGCCAGCTTCTCGGTGATCCTGTTCGGTGGAGGCGGCGGCGGCTCGGCCGGCTGCGCCTTGCCGTTCACGACCTGGAACCAGGTATCGCACTTGCGGCAGGTCGCATTGCAGTGCATCGGCCTCGCCATGCTCGGGGCGTCCAACGGCGGCAGAACCTTGGTCAGGCCCATGACCGTGGACCCGCAGGCCGGGCACGTGGTGAACGTCGTTCCGGTGTGGTGCCGCATGATCTCGCCCGGTGCCAGGCGGATCCGCTGTCCCATCTTGGTGGCGGCGATCACACGATAGGACCCAGCGAACCAGGGCCGATCCTGCTCGGTGGTTCTCATGACGGCGGCGGTTCCTTTTCCACTCCGAACATGGCCGGCACGTACAGGGTGGTCCCCTCGTACAGGGCCGGGTCCAGCAGGCGCAGGCCGCCGGCGTTTCCTCGGGGTCTGGCGCGTCCGTCCAGCGAGGACATGCCCTGCCACAGCGGCCAGAATAGCGCCTTGGTAGCTATGTATTCGGACAGGGCGCGGAAAATAGAGTCGGCGGCCTCGGTGACCCTGCCGCTGTACAAGTTGCAAACCAGACAGATGGGCGTCCCCTGTCTGTGGTTCGACGTGTAGCGCGCGGCGGCCATGCTGTGGGTGGTCTGTCCGCCGATAATCAGCGCCATGAGGTTCTGCATCTGCCCACCACCTGGCCGCACGTAGTAGACCCGCGCGTCGGTCCTGGTCCACAGGATCGACTCGGACGAACCACCGACCGGGTGGATCTCCCAAGGGCCCGAGGACTTGGGCAGGGGGTTCGCCGGTTCTCCTCCACCACCTTGCACCATGTCAGCCTCCGTGCCCCACGGGCTCCCTGTCCGCGTTCGTGCTTGCCACTGCCGGCACGTCCACGAACCGCGCCGACACCGTGGGATCGAGGCCGGCGGCGCGCAGCTCGTCCGTGGCGATCGCGGCGATCCGCTGCTCCAGGGCGGCGAGGCGCCCGGCCATGCCGGCTGGGTCGGCGTCCATCCCGAACGGTGATCCGCCCCCCGCAGGCGTCGGCGCCTCGGTCCCGGGCGGCGGGTAGCCGGCTAGGGTCATGGGCATGGGCTGGGTGGTCCACGGCTCCTCGATCTTGGTGAGCGGCACGTTCAGCACGTCGGCGAGGAGCTGCCGGATCTCGCGGGGGATGAGCCCACCGTAGGGGGCCGTCTGTTGCACGAGCGCCCCCACCTCCTCGGCGGACTTGGTGGGTGGGCTGTTGCTTTTGAAATTCAGGAACCGGATCCCCAGGCGTGGCATGATCACCCGGTTGACGTTCCAGTCGAACTCCTCGCGCAGGGGCTGGAAAACCTGCTGCTCTGCGAACTGTAGCGACGCCAGCGCGGTTGCCCGGTTCAGGTCGCTGGGGGTGAACCCCCGAAGCATGGGGGACAGCCGGAACGTGGCGCCGATCTTGTCGGCGTTGCGCTGGTCGTAGTTCGTGAACAGGGCGTCCTGTTGGCGAGCGTCGCGCAGCGGTTCCCAGGAGATGGTCGGGATCTGGGTGCGCGCGGTCGGGTCCACTGTCGTCTTCTGCCCGCTGAACGCCTCCAGCACCAGCAGCTTGCCCGCTCCACGAGCGCCCCGCAGTTCGCTGCCGACCCGCTGCTCCAGGCGCTGGACGGTCTGCTGGGTGAGCCTGCCGCCGGATACGAAGATCAGGCCGGCGGGCGTGGCGTTGTCGCGCAGGTAGTAGTAGTTGGTTTCATCGGCCTCGCGGCTGCCCAGGACGCCGAGGAGCGCGCCGATCCAGCGAGGCGGCGGGCACGGCGTGCGCGGGCTGTGCAGGCTCGCCCACAGCAGCTCGGACGCGGCGATCGCCTTGTTCCCCTCGGCCTCCATCATGTCTGCGATCGTCATGTACGGGCGGCCGGTTGTCAGGCTGATCGTGCGCGGGTCACCTGGGCTCTTGAAGTAGATCCGATCCTGCCCCACGAGCTGGACGTACCGACGAAACCGCCGATACACGGCGATCGTGCGTTGACCGGACAGCGGGGTCACGGGGTCGGGCTCCTGGACCAGCACCTGGGTGCCATCGTCCTGAAGCGGTCGCACGGTGTAGGCCGGAACGTAGGATAGGCGCTTCAGGCGGCCCAGGCCGTCCGGGCGCATCTCGGTGGTGCCCCAGCCGTGCGTTTCGATGTCTCGGCGCGTGATCCGGCGCAGGCGCCCGAACGACATGTCGGAGCAGCAGGTATCGAAGAACGCGCGAGCGATGAACCGCTCCCGCTCCAGCGTGGTGCGGATCTCCTCGCGGGCGGCCTCCACCTCCTCGGGGTTGATCTCGGGCAGCTGTCCACGCGGCGGCGGCTCGCCGACCTGCGCGCGGCCTGCTGCCACGTCGGCCTCGTAGGCCAGGCGGCCCTCCTCGCGGGCGACCCATCGTTCGAACGATAGCGCCTGCCCGATCGCCCTGGTCGCCTCCTCTTTGTCGAGATCGTCCATCCACGATTCGGCCGGTACGAACTGGTGGCCGAACCCGTCCACGTTCTGGGAATAGGCCTCGATCGACGGCTCCAGGTGTGGGGACAGCTCGGCGTAGTTGATCAGCGACTCGGGATCATAGGGCGCCTCCACGGCGCCGCTGTTCCCGAACAGGGCAGCAGTGGCGTCGATCTCCTGGATCGCCCTGGACTCGTCCACGGGACCGACGGCAGCGCGTGCCTTGGCCAGCATCTGCCGCACGGTCATGGACCCGGCGCCGTCCCGTCCCTTTGGAACGGTCGGCTCTCGTTTGGCGCTGCGCGTCATGGCCTACCCCTGGGTGCGGCCGGCGACAATCAGTTCGGTGGTCGGGCCCACAGCGCCCCCCACCGAAACGGTCACGCGGACGAGGGTGTAGTGGTCCGAGATCGCGCCCTGCGCGTCGGCGCCCAGCGCGGCGATCGTCGTCCAGTTCTTGCCGGCGACGCTGCCCTCCAGCACCGCGGTGAACCCGGCGCCGACGTCCCGGATGAAGTCGTATCCCTTGCCACCCAGCTGCCCGACGTCAACCTCGGGCCCGCTGTCCACGGTTGCGATCGGCGGCGTGGCGCCGTCGTTCGGGATCGTCACGAGCATGCGTTCACAGAATGACATGGGGATCTCCCTCCTCGGGCAGGTCCTCGCCGAGTGCGGCCAAGGCCTCCCGAATCGCGGCCCGCACTGCCGGGCCCTTGTTCTCGTTCATGAGGTCGCGCCGCAGCGATGCGACGGCCTGCCCTCGTGCCTCGGCCGGCAGGCCCGCCACGTCCTGGGCGAGCCGGGCGCCGAACGCCCCGTTGACCAGCTGCTCGGACGCCTCGGTCATGATCTTGTCGAGCATGTCCCGGCGCACACCGCCGCGGCGCGTGACGCACCGGCAGATCACGGGGACGCGCGCCCGGCCCTCGGGCTGGTCGGGCATGGGGATCGTGGCCCACCCAGATCGCCCCGTTCCGTTGCAATGCTTGCAGCCACGCTTGGCTTTCTTCAGGTCCACGTCGACGGCGAGGCGCACGCGCGGCGCTCGGGTGCTACCGTCTGGCATGATCGTGCGGGTGTTCAGCAGCTCCTCGGCCACCTCCACCGGATCGCGCTGTTCTGTCTCGGTCATCGTGTGCCCCCCAGATGCTGATCCCCCAGCTTCATGCGCCACCACCTCCACCAGCAGCACTCGCACGAGCGAATACCCATAGCGGGCCCGGAAGGATGCTGGCACGCCGGCGGCGTCCCTGTCGCCCTCGGCCCGCTCCCCGGCTTCACCTTGGTGAACTGCTGGCGCAGCGCGGACGCTAGCACCACGAGCCCAACGGGCGGCCACGCGCGGTCCTTCAGCGTGACCGGAACGAACAGGTCGGACATGTCGGCGTCGGCGGCGTCCATGTCGATCGCCTCCAGCGCCTGGGCGAGGCGGCCGGCGTCCACGTCCACCTCGAAACCGCCCGGGAGCTTCACGGCACGGCCCAGAATCGGCTCCCACGCGGGATCGTCCACGAGCAGGGTCAGGGGGCGCAATGCGCACCACGCCGTCCCCTCTAGGTCTCGCCACGGGTGCCGCTGCTCGTCCATGCTCCTCCTAGAACGGGTGCCCGTCATCTATTGGGTGACCGCCGATCCGCAGCTCGATCACCGGAGCCTCATTATCCACCCCGGGCGCCCAGTTGTCCAGGAACAGCCGGCGGGCGCCGTGCATCGCTTGCCCCCAAGCGTCGGCCAGATCGTCGTGCTTGGCGAACGGGAAGTCGATCAGCTCGCCCACCAGGTTGCCGCGCTCGTGGTCGAACGTCGGCCTCGCCGGGTTCAGATGATCAGAGAACACCACGACCCCCGACTCCAGCAGGGGGGTGACGCCGGCGAGGCGGGCGGCCTTGGACACGCGCGGCGTGGTCACCTGCACGAGGCCGGCCAGTTCGGGGTACTTGTTCAGGACCCACTCGTCCAGCGTGGACAGGCCCACCTTCTCGATCAGGATCTTCACGGGCTGGTAGCGCCTCGCCTCCTCGGCCACGACGTCGGACTGCTTGCCGATCGTCTCGTGCATGTGCCAGCCGTCCACCACCCAGACGCGGCGGCGCTCGGGGTCCACGGCGATCGCCACGCTCGCGGACCAGTCGTGCTCGCTGCTCGTCCCGATCGCTGGATCGTAACTCGTGATAAAGGCCATGCGGTCCAGGCGGTCGGCGAACTCGGGCTCGTGCTCCAGGTCGGCGTAGTGGATCCAGTCCTCGCGCACCAGCGCCGTGCCCTCGTCTGTCACTTCGCAGTGCATGGCGCGGGCAAACGAGGCGGATCCCAGTTCCTTCAGCAGGGAGCGCAGCCGATCCTCGGGCCACTTGGTCGGCCACATGCTGCCGAAGTCGCCCCCGACGGCGTACCGGATCACGGTGTACGCTCGGTTCGTTTGCAGGTTCGCGGTGAGGTCGTCCCGGTGCCACGGCGTCGCCAGATACCAGACACGGGCGTCCGGCTCCAGGGTCAGGGACCAATCGTTCAGCCATGAGCTTTTGACCGCCGACCGCAGGGCCGGCATGAGGATCGCGTTGCGCTGGTCCACCACGTCGTCGGCGATCAGCAGATCGGTGCGGGCACCCGTCACCGTGGACAGGATCCCCAGCGCCTGCACGCTGGCGTCGCGGTGCCGCGCCGTGCGCTTGACCGTGATCTGGTGCTTGCTCCACTCGGCGTCCTCGGCGGGCTCCAGGTGTGGGAATACCTCCCGCACGCGCGGGTTGGTGCGCAGGTGCTGGGTGATTTCCCACAGGCGCTCCCGTGCCTTGGGGTCGGACGCGCAGACGATCTTGATCCGCAGATCGGGATTGCGTCCCAGTTCCCAGATCGTCCGCGCCACCAGAAAGGTGGTCTTGCCGTGGTTACGTGGAGCGATGATCACCACGCGGGTGCCGTTGTCCAGGGCGGCGTTCCATTCCTCCTGATACCATTGGGTTTCGAGAGGTTCCCACGTCCGCTCGTCTCGAAAACAGTATTCGAAAAACGCGGACGGGTCGCGCTGCGCCGTTCGTATCTGTGCCAGCCGCATGGCCTCGGCCCTCGCCTCGTACCCCTTGCGGTTGTCCGGGTCGATCCAGCGCCTACGGTCAGCTCGCGGCAGGTGCCGGCGCGGCGGCCTGTACTTTGGATGGACAGCGCCCACGGGGGCGACCGACTGGGCGGCGGTGGTCATGCGTCACCGCCCAGGGCGAGCCCCAGCTGGGCACGGTTCTGCACGGGCAGGCGGTGGGGGCCGATCGCGTCGCCGGCGATCGCCTTGTAGTCCTCCCACGTGCAGGTCTTGAACGCTGCCCGGTGGTTCACCCAGCGAGCGAACCGCGGTAGGTCACGGGCTGGCGGCGCGCCGTCGGGCCCGATGAACGGCTGGGCGAACGGGTCCAGATCCAGGCCCTTCAGCACGCGCACCCGCTCCAGGGCGTCCTCCAGGTCGCGCACCAGCAGGTAGCACGAGTAGCGGCGCGGGGTCACGTTGTGCCAGCGCAGCAGCTCCACGGCGCGGCGGATCGCGGGGAGCTGCGCCGAGGTGTCGCACGCCAGCCGCAATGGCTCCAGCCAGCGCAGGCGCCCCAGGCGGCGGGCTATGCCGTCGTCGATCAGGCGGGCGTCGAGGCCTTGATTGAAATCGACGCGCAGGCCCAGGCGCCCCAGTTCCTCGATCTGCTCGATCCCGTGCGGGTGCCCCAGCACGTTGTTGTCGAGCAGCACGAGCGCCTCCCCGTTCACGAACTCGGTGGCCTTGGCGTGCGCCCGCAGGGGGCCCTCCTTCTCGGGCACCGTGCACCAGGGGCAGCCACGATCGCACCCTCGGGTCAGGAACCCCAGGCCGTAGGTCAGCCCGTACAGGTCGTAGGCCGGGCGGGCGTGCTCCACCTCCTCGGGCAGGGCGTCCGGCAGGCGGTTGCCCCAGCCGCCCAGGACCACCGCGTCGGCCAGGATCTCGCCCGGGTCGTCGCTGTAGGTGAACACCTTGGACGAGTAGACCAGGTCGTAGCGCCGGCCAGGCGCGCAGGGTTCGACCTCCTGCCCCAGCGTGCGGGCGTGCGCGCCCAGCTTCATGAGGGCCAGGTTCGGGAACCCCGGGGGATCCGGGCTGTGCAGGCCGATCAGCATTTCAGCAGCTCCTCGATCGACACGCCGGCGGCGGCGAGCTTGGCGATCGCGGCCTCCTCGATCTGCCGCAGGCGCTCCCGGGTGACGTTCAGCCGGCCGGCCACCTGGTCCAGCGTGTGGCTGCCCTGCGCGCACACGTCCAGCGCGCACGACTCGGTGAGGTCCAGCGGGTCAACGTCGTGGGCGATCTTCAGGCTGCCCGAGGGCATGACGTCCGCCCACAGGTGGTAGCGGCAGCCCACCCACGGGCAGGGGCGCTCACCGTCCACGCAATCGGCGCGGGTGCGCGGGCGGTCGGCGAGGGCGGGCTCCTCGCCTGCCTCCCCTCCCTTGCGCGCCCTGTTGTTCAGCACCGCCATGTTCTTGCGCTCCAGGTTGCGGCGGCGAGCCGCCCCGGTCAGTCCCCCTCGTGTTTCGAGACCTCGGCGATCCGGTATTCCCAGCGGCGGGCGTCCACCTGCCTGGCCTGGAGCCCCGGCACCATGAACGTGCGGTGCTTGCGTTGCTTGGTCATCTCCTGCCCGATGATCTGGACCATGGTCTCGGGCAGGT